TTTTTATAGTAGATAAAATCATGTTTTGCAAATACCCGTAAATAGGTACAACTTTGCATAAAAAAAGAAGTAATTCCATGAAGAAACAGAAGCGCAACACTCCAAAACCACCTCGTAAACCACAATTATCTAAAGAGGAATATCAAAAGTTGAAGTTTACAGCTTATGAGTACATAGTTATTCAGGGGAAAACACAAAAGGAAACTGCCGAATTGCTTGGACTTACTGAACAAACTATCTCAGATTGGGCACGCACCGAAGGTTGGAAGCAACAACGTGAAGGTCGACAACAGTCATCACGTACAGAGGTTGAAAACATCAAGCAAATAATCCGGCTTAATTCCGAACGTCGCTTAGACATTGAAAACGAAATACGTGATGCTGTAAAGACAACCGATAAGAAATTAGAGGCTGAATTGCGATCTGAGGCTAACCGCTTATCTGATAATTCAGCAAAGTGGGCTAAAACGCTTCGAGAGATGGAGAAAGACAATAAATACTCCCTGGGCGAACTTATCAACATGATGGACGATCTATTTACCGACATGCGTCAACACGACCCTGAGTTATTTGAAAAAACTATCGCTTTCCAACAATACTATATTCGCAAAAAGACACAGGAGCTAGGATAACACCGTCACAACCGTCTCCAAAGTCCCCAAATAATAAACTATGGCAACAAAAAGAGTCCAGGACAAACTACTAGCCGAACAATACCTCGCTAAGCTTGACATTACAAGCAAGTCAAACGATGTAAACCCATTCGAGACTAAAGCGGAACAACAGGCACGCAAAAAGCGGGCAATACTTGATATTGTCTATATGGTAGAAACATACCTACCACACTATGCAACTGCCGAATGTGCCGAGTTTCAGAAAATGGCAGCTAATGAAGTAGCCTACGATGATCTGATTATAATGTTCTTTGAGTGGTTTCGTGGAGCGGCTAAGTCAGTTTGGTGCGATGTTATTATTCCATTGTGGTTATGGATGCGCGGTGAGGATGTTTTTCTTTGCCTTATGTCCGATTCTGTTGAACGTGCCCAGGAACTTCTTGCCGATATTCAAGCTGAGTTAGAAGGTAACCAATTGCTCATTCACGATTTTGGAGTACAAAAGTGTGAGGGTTCATGGGAGTTTGGAAACTTCAATACATTAGACCAACGATTTATTGGTAAGGCATTCGGTATTAAAAAGAAAGTACGCGGCGTACGTATCAAACACCGTCGGCCAAACCTATGGGTTATTGATGATTTGGAAACCCCTGACACAATCGGAAACCCAAAACGAATGCGCAAACAGGCCGAACAAATTGAGCGCGATATCCTGCCAACCATGACCGGAAACAAACGCCGGTTACTGTATGCCAACAATAAGTTTGCAAGGGTTATGACCCAAACCATTCTACAGGAAAAACACCCCGACTGGAAAGTCAATCAGGTGAAAGCATACAACAAAGTAACCTATGAACCTGCATGGCCTGCCATGTATAGCCGCGAGTATTATATGCTTCAGGAGAAAAACATGGGTATACCTGCCGCTTACTCAGAGTATTTGCATGAATCTATCCTACAGGGTAAGATATTCAGCGAAAAACAAATACAGTGGGGTAAAATGCCGGCATTAAATGAGTTCAAAATGATTATTATTCATTGGGATATAGCATATACCGACAACGATACCTCCGACTATAATGCTTGCAAAGCATGGGGTTTATCAACCGACAATAATTTCTGGCTGATCGACTGCTATGTCAAACAATCTAAAATGAAACAGGCAGTTGCATGGATGTGTGATTTCAAGAAAAAATTACCAATTGGAACTAATGCATTATTTCAATATGAATCACAATTTTGGAACGGTGAAGTACAACGAGCCATTGATGAGGTGGAATATGAATACGGAATCTGTTTAAATCTTATGAAAGTATTGGTTGCTAAAGTAAATAAGCTCATGCGTATGATTACCAAACAACCATACTACCAAAATGGACGTATTTATTACAACGAAAAGCTGAAAAGCCACTCAGATACCCAGGTTGGAATTATGCAGCTTTGCGCCGTAGAAGAAGGAAGTACCGAACACGACGATTCACCGGATGCCGATACTGAAGCTTTGGAAGCTCTCGAAAAGTACTCAACTCCAACACGACGCGAAACAGATCAGTCCTGGAACACAGGTAAAATGACAGTCACTTATAATATCAGATAAAATGAAATACATTGATGAAAATGACCTTGCACAAGTCATTCAAGAACGCTTTCTCGACGAAAGTACAGCTAACATAGCAGGCAATTCAGACATATTGGATGGCATAGAATCAAAAGCCATTGAGTATGTCATATCATATATTACCGGTAGGTATAAAACCGATCTGATATTCGCAGAAACTACACCACTGGCCAGCGGAATATTAAAGCAAATCATAGCTCAAATTGTCGTTTATCGTGCCGTAAAACGCAACGCAGCGCGCAAAGTTCCCGAAGACTATGTAACGCTCATGTCCGATGCCACAAAGCAGTTGGAACGCATTCAATCAGGCGCAATGTCATTGGTAGGCGTGCCACTTCAAACCGATGCTTCAGGCGAAACAACACCGGTCCTTTACGGCAATACAACTAACAAAAGTAATTTCATTTAAATAGCATTTAAACACTATGGCTAAGATATTCGATAGATTTATTGATTCTGCAATTACCTCCATTCTAGGCAAAGCAGATAGCGGTAAAATATTCAGTGAGTATTACAAACGCACAGATGCAGCTAGCAAACTAGACTGGACAAAACAACCTACTAACTTCACGTCAAAAACCATTGACGACTGGGTTACGGCCGTCATGGCTGCAACGGCTACGGATGACCCGCGTCGCGGCTTACTTATGCGTTTTTTTGCCTCATTAAAATTAGACTTACACCTGTTATCATGCATTGATGGCCGCATACTTCCAATACAATGCGCTCCTTTCAACCTAAAAGATAAATCAAAAAAAGAAGATGAGGAAGCGCATAAATTATTTGAAAGGCCTTGGTATATAGATATAATTCGCCTAATGGGTATGCGTACTTTCGACGGTACAAAGCTTATTGAAATGATTGAGTTGAACGACAAAGGCGAACTGAACTGTGTAACGGAGATTCCACAATCAAACTTCTTACCGGTTAAAGGTATAGTAGTGAAAGAAGAATACGACACTACCGGCGTATCATACAAGTCCGGAACGTATGCCAATTATTATGTGCAGATTGGTAACGACTATGAGTTAGGAATGCTCAACGAGTTAGCAATGATTATTCTGGCCAAGAAGCTTGGTCTTGGTTCTTGGATGAGTTATATCGAAAAATTCGGTGTACCTGCCGTATTTGCCATTACCGACCGTCAGGACGATGCACGCGCTCAGGAACTTTTTAAAATGCTCACGTCATTCCGTTCCAATCACTTTGCCATTCTAAAGGGCAACGAAAAGGTTGAAATTGCCAAAGATACTAATGCAGATGGCTATCAATCATTTGATAAGTTGAACCTATTTTGCGACAGTCAGTTAAGCAAGCGGATACTTGGAGGTACAGGTATAACAGACGAAAAAAGCTTTGTAGGTGCAGCCGAAATACACGAACGGCAGTTGAAGTATCGCATACAAGTTGACAAGTTGATTATTAAATTCTACATGAATGAGGAAATAATGCCACGATTGGTGAAGTTGAGTTCTGTGTATGCGCCATTGGCTAACCTTACATTCGATTGGGATGAAACTGAAACGCTTACGCTAAAAGAAAAGATACAAGCCGTAAAAGACTTGTCTACAGCATTCAATTTTGACCCTGAAAAACTTGCCGAACTTACCGGATTACCAATCACAACTGTAAAAGAAACACTTGCAGCTACACCTCAGGTACAGGAGACTCAAAAAAAAAAGCCTAATGCGTCCGTAGCGGGCGCAAAAAGTTACATTTACGCTAGTTCCATGAGCCTGTCGAAGGGGGTGAATGCTGCCACATGGGATGCAGCCATCGAACGCCTTGCAAACCAAATCTACAACGGTGAAGTAAAGCCGTCAGACCTCGACAAAGATTTAGTGCTGAAGAACTATGCATCACTAAGCAAGGCCGCTGAAGCTGCATGGGGTAAAGGGTACTATGATGAGGAACTAACACGCCAGTTCCGCGAAAACCTGTTGAAGTTTTCAGGTGCAAAGTCTAACAACCTGATGCAGCATTTAAATGACCTTAAACGGTCAGTATCAGATAAGGATGTATTTATATCAGAGGCTAAAAAATTGGTGAACCTCCACAATGAAACCTACATGAACGTTGAATCAAAGTTTGTTGCAAATAAAACGAGCACAGCTAAAGATTTTATTCAGTTCAATGCAGACATCGACATATACCCGAACCTGAAAGTAAGAACTATGCAGGATGAGAATGTTCGCGAGTCACATGCTGCAAACGAAGGTGTAGTTATGCCGGTAAACAAATGCACGCACACACCACCGTTCGACCCTGGTTGCCGCTGTTGGTTGGAACAAACAACCGATGAAGTTACAAAACATGGTCTGACAAACATCAATGCCAAATGGGCAACAAATGCGTACACTACAGGTACACTTATTTCCGATCAGCACAGTTATTTCGAAAGTATCACCGGAAAATCAATACAAATAGTGCGTCAAAACACCGAATTAATGAAACAATTTTCACCTTACAATAAGGCTATTGATACAAAATCAGGCAATAAAGTATTAGTAAACGACTTTGCACACGTAGCCGATATGAGTCAGAATATTGCAGTTGCTAAGAAAATAGCCGACGAATTGGGTAAGGATATGTACATTCGTCACCATATCGAAGGTGGAATAGTGCAAAACCACAAAAACCCCGAATTTGGAATCGGATCACCCAATAACCTGGGCGATTTAAAAACCTATTTAGGCGAAAGTAAGTTCGATAATTTCATGCAAAACAACATAAAAAGTGCCGACAAACAAGGCGCAAACACAGTTGTTTTGGACGTTTCAACGGCACAATTTACCGACGAATACATTAAAAGAAGGTTATCCGGGTCACTCACTGGCGAACGTAATAGCTCTATTGAGCGCGTAATCATTATCAAAGGCAGCAAAGTAGCACAAATTACCCGCAAACAAATAGCCGGTAAAGACTTCGAAAGCTTCCTGAATAAGCTAAAACAGAAAGCGGACGGTAAATAAATTTACCATCCGCTTTGGAGATACTCAGTACCGAAGTGCTTTGTATCGAGTGCAAATATACAACATTTATGGATAAAAAAAACAAAGTACCCAATTTTTTTGCAATGGCTAAAGATTTAACCGCCAATGCCGAACGTTATGCCGCGTCAGAATCCGTAAAGTTTTTCAAAGAATCATTTGTAAAAGGCGGTTTCACCGATACATCATTCGTATCATGGTCTAAAACATCAAACCCAATGGCCGGTAAACGTACCATGTACAACCGTGGAGTACTCATGCAGTCCATACGCAAAGCCGAACAAAGTAAACGTCGTATAGTAATCGAATCAGATACTGAATACTCTGAGATACAAAACAACGGTGGAACTATAACCGTAACACGCCAGATGAAAAAATTCTTTTGGGCAAAGTTCTACGAATTCAGTGGAAAAGTAAAGCTAAACAAAGAAGGTACAGCAGCATCTTACAATAAGTCAAACAAGGCTATAAGTGTAAAAGCAATGTTCTTTAGACGAATGGCATTGCTTCCTGTAGGCCATAAGATAAATATACCAAAGCATCAATACATGGGCGAAAGTAAAATAATGATGTCAGGTTTCGATAAATGGTGGTTAGGTCAGGTAGAAATACAGTTCCGCGAATCAGTCGAACACCCACATTCAAACAACTTCAAATAATACCAATACTATATAAATAGCATTTAAACGATACCATTATGGAATACTGGAGCGATCTATATTTAGAACTAAGCCAACAGATAACGGAAAACATCCCATCAATAGAATGGTGCGACCTTTGGCATGAACAAGTAAGTTACCTTACTTCAGAACTACCATTCCCAACACCCGCTGCATTCATAGCCTTTAATATGTTGGATACAGAGGATAAAGGCCTACTAGGCCAAACCTGCAACACACAAATAGACATCTATCTGTTTTTCGAAACATTCAGCGATACGTATGTAGGTTCAGTCAATAAAGATAGTGCATTAGACTTCCTGAAGCGACTAACCGATATACACAAACTATTCCACGGTAATTCAGGTGCCAACTACAGTGGCATGCGTCGTGTAGACATGAAACGTGAGGATAGTGGAGATGCCGGTAACCTGTACCGTATATCATTCAATTGCACAGTAGATGATATCAGTGCCATGCCACAGTATAACGATGCAGATGTCAATGAAATAACTATCAGTACTGGCGAGATTGTTCACCCCACAGGTGAATCACTCAATTTTGAGGTTGAAGTTTAGCCTTTTGTTTTGCATCAAGTAGGCTATTATAGTACTCATAATTCTCTTTACAGTAGAATATACGAGCATAAATGTAGGTAGTATCAAGGTAGAAATGTTGCTCAGACATTATTCGTAAAACGTCATCCATGCGCATGCGTTTCACGTCATAAAGTTCGTGAAACTTAGTAACAATTGCTTGGTCGCGTTTTATGAGTAATTCTTTTCTTCGCATAGTTGTAAATTACAATACAAAGTAACAAAGAAATATTCACCTAAAAAACACATTTCACTAACTAAAACTGTCACCTATTTTGTCACCTTTTTTGTAACCTATTATAATATTTACACCACATTTCAAGCAAAAGAGCGGATATACATTTAAGTATACCCGCTCTTTTCGCGTTTAAGCCATCCATTATTAAATCAAATACTTATCTTTGCACACGTCCATTTAAACACCACCACAATAAATTAAATGCGTATTAAGTCATTATTCAATGCCTTGCACGATTAGAAGTGAATAAAAGTTTTTTGTCGTGCGCTCATATCATTAACAATCAACTACTTACAAAATGTTTTCGCGTTTGCGTTTTTGGATGATTCTTTCTGCCCCTCTCAGAACGCAAATTACATAA